GAATGCAGAAAAGCAAGCGACTAATGAAGCCGTTAGACACTTGTCTTATATGCAGCAATCAAAAAACCCTTATGCTTAAAAACTTTAAAAAAACAAAAAACAACTAAAAAATGGCACTTTTCAACTTACCCAATGACGCGTTCAGTAACGTAAACCTGAACTCAATCGGATCCGATTATGCACAACAATTCGGACACGATATTTCGCTTTTAGTAGCGAAGCAAACAAGAGCTGCAATCTTTGATTCATCTCCTCAGCAATTTTATGATTTGGCATTAATGAATGCTAAGTCACCTAAGTCTTGGAATTCTGACGAATTCTTCTACAAAGAAATGGGATACCAACGTCAACCGTTGACAGCTTCAAACACAGCTGTTGCTGTAACTTGGCCTACAACTCAAACTTTCCCAATCCAATCATTAACAAATATTGCAACTGACACAATCATTGCTTATCCTAATGGTTCACTTGGAAATGTTACTGCTATCAATACTGCAACCAGCGAAATTACTGTGACTCCAATGACCAACAGTACTCTTCCTGCAGTTGCTTTAGGTGATATCTTCGCTAACATCTCTTCTGTTGAAGCTGATGGTGTTGATGGATTCGCACAATATTTCCGCGCTGACACAATCGAGCGTAATGGTTATATCCAATTGTTTTCAAAAGCTATCCACTACGGAGCTGTTGAATTGTACAAGTTACAAAAAGGTGCAGTTAACGCTGACTTCCTTTCAATGGAAAGCCAAAATATGATGCGTCAACACAAAATCGATTTATCGAATGCTTTCTGGATGGGCCGTAAGGGAGAAATCACTACTGCTGCTGGAGATAGAGCTAAGATGACTGATGGTGTTTTCACAATGATGCAGAATGCAGGTTCGCCAAACGCAACCACAACTTCTGCTACATTAGTTGACGCTTTCGAAGATATGGTATTATCTTCTGAGTACGGAAACTATGGTGAAGTTCGCTTCGCTTATATGACTCCACGTATCGCAAACGAATTACGTAAGGCATATACTGACCAATTAATCCGTTACACTCCGGAGAACCAATCTATCGCTAAGTTACACCTTAACGAAATCCAACTTGGATCTTCTCGTATCGTTATCGTTCCTTTCCAAAGATTCCAGTCACAAGCTGACTTCTATCCTGGATTTGAAAACCGTATCGTTATCTTAGATCATAACACAATTGATACTTATGAAATGTGGGGAGCTATGTCTGGAACAACTCCTGACCGTTCACAAGGTTTCGCTAAGTCATACAAAGATATGTGGGTAGCTTGTCAAATGGGTGTTGCAATGAACAACCCAATGTCATCTGCTTACATTGACTTGACTTTCTAATATTCCTAATCAATACTTAAATCCCTCCTCTCACGGGGAGGGCATTTAGGTTATAAATCATAAAAATGGCAACACCAGTAAAAACCACCCAAGATAATAAGGGTGCTGAGGCAAAAGTAAGCCCTCAAGAAAATAAGGAAAAAGTATCAAATATTGATAATGAAATCCTTCAAAAAATTCTCGACAGTCAAAAGAAGATGGAGGCAGAAAACGCTTCTCTTCGTGAAGAGATAAAAACAATAAAAGAAACCAAAAGTAAGTCGCCAGAACAACATTATTCAGAGTTAGACGAAGACACTCTTGATGATTATTTAGATGTTCCTGTTGCTTTTTTCGCCTACACATCTCAATGTTCTTTACATAGCTATAAATTAAAAGGCAAAATGCTTTTACCTCCTAATGGCCCAATTCGTTTTGTCCCTTCTATCAGATACACATCTGGTACAGGATTCAACGCTAAGGTTCACGCTATATGTGAACACAAGAGCCAAAGCAAAAGAGAGGTAAAATACATGGAGGGTAGCCCTGATTTTGGTGTTAAGTTTTACAAAACTATCACCGAAGCTAAGAACTACAACCACGCCTATGCTGATATCTTGAGTAAAGAGTCTACTCGTGTTGCTCAGTTGAGTGACCAAATGGTTATAGCTGCAATTAAGGGTGATCCTCGATTGACTGTAAAAACCGATATTGCGGGTATGCGAACAGAACTAATTCAACTAAGAGCAGACGACACAATGAAGTCCATAAAGGACAGAGAGAATCAAGATGCTAAAAAAATGCTTGAGGATCGAAATTTGTTGGAGACTGTGATGAAAGGATAAGTTATTAAAATCAACAGGGGTAACGTATAAATTTATTATATTTGCCCTATGCCTATCGATTCACAAGATATTGCCGATGCTATGAGAGCTGCGCTTGACGCAGAAGGAGCTGACTACTATAGTGATACTTTAGATATTATTCCAGCTATTAACGATTCAGTTCGTTGGCTGGAATCTGTCGTTAATGCCACTATTGGACAGAAAAAACCAGGAGAAGAAATTTTCCGAGATCTATCTTATGCACATGTTTTCCGTACATCTAACTTTAGCCGACTAACATTAGCCGCCTTTCCATTCGAAGTATGGACGATAAATTCTGTAGAAGTAGAACCTGAAACATCTACCACCGGAGCCGCTGTTCCTGCTATGACGAATGACAAGCAGAGTTATTACCGTCCCGACTTATTTCATGTTAGGGCAACGAAATACACAAAGAGACTTACTCAGGAAGAATGGACATATAACAGACAGAATCCATTTATGCCAGGATATGACGGAGTAGCTATATGCACAGGGGTACAAGAATACGCCTACTTAAATCCGGTTACTTACAATCCTGACAACACCGTTTCTATTGCTTCTGAGATTGAGATTCGCCCTGTTGCAAACAAGGCATTGGTGACAGTTTTCTATTCAAAGAAACCAACTCCCGTAGTCGCTTTGGGAGACCCTATTGAGTTTCCTGCCACCGTATTTCAATTGATATTAGCCAAGTCGCTTGCTTACATCGCTTACAAACAAGGTGATGGAACTAACCTTTGGGGAGTTACTCAGGCAGACATTTCATTACTACTTAAAACAATTAACTAATGAGGGAGGTGTTTATATATTGTTTGATTGATCCGATTACAGGGCATGTAAGATATGTCGGAAAAACTGTTGATTTATCAAGAAGATATAGATTACACATAAACCAAAAAGAAAATACATGGAAGGGTAAATGGATTCAGTCGCTTATAAAAAAAGATTTAAAACCAAATCTTTTTGTTATTGATACTGTTAGTGATGAAGATTGGGAGTTTTGGGAACGGTTCTATATTTGCCTTTTTAAAACTTGGGGGTTTACATTAACTAATTTGGATGAGGGCGGAAGAGCAACCAAATATAGAGCTAAAGAAACAATAGATAAATTAAGGAAAGCATCAACTGGTAAGCCAGGTTATTGGCTTGGAAAAAAAAGAGACCCAGAAATGGTGAAAAGAAGTGCAGATAAAATTAGAGGAAGAAAACAAGGTGAAGAAGAAAAGCAGAAAAGGATAAAAAGTTGTACAGGTAAAAAAAGAACTAAAGAGCAACGAAAGGCGATGTCCGATAGGTTAATGGGCAAAAAACTATCAGTGGCTCATAAAAAATCATTATCAGATGGTCACACAAGAAAATTGCCTGTCGAAATGTTCTCATTAGATGGAAAAAAGATTAAAACATTTAATTCCATAAAAGAGGCTTCTGATTATTTAGGCAAGGAACAAGCAACATCTGGCATACTTAGGTGTGCGCGAGGAGAAAGAAAAACAGCGTTTAAATATAAATGGAAACTAATATAACTATATGACTTACAGAATAGTTGCGTACGATTTATTAACATCTTTCAAGCGTGTGTTTGACGATGCTGATATTCGTATTACCCAAATAATTTGGTGGATTCAGGTAGTGGCCAATCGCCTCCGCGCTGAACATTATAACCTAAACAATACAGGTAGTTTTATTTCTACCTACTCTTCCGTTACGGTTCAGGTGGACAGTAAGGGTAGACCTTACATTGATCTTCCTGTACAGGTTCTTGATTTAATGAATGAGAAGGGTGTGGTTTATATTACATACAACGAGGAGACTTGTTGTTGTGATGGTCCGCCAATGGCTCAGGTATTTTTTCAACCAACAAAAGTTTCAATGCTTAACAGATTATATGGTGATGAGTATGAAAAACCATCTCCTTCTAATCCGTATTTCTACAGGATAGGTCATCAAATGGATGGTGTAGATGTTAATCGATTATATTTATTGGGAACGGAATGTATTGTCGTTACAGACGTGGAGCTGGCTGTTATATCAGCCCTTGACCCATCACAGGTGTGCAGCTTGGATGACGAGATACCTCTTTCCCCTGAGCTTATAGGCATACTTCAAAAGGAGATCTTACAGCTTGGAAGATTTGTTATGATGGTTCCGTCTGAGCGTGTAAACGATGGTGACGATGACGCGAAAGCTTCAACAGCCGGTGTTCCTCAACAAATGGTTCAACAACAACAAGCACAACAAACTACTGAATAATGAATAGTAACTCATTTGTATCCGTCAATCATATCCTTTCGGAGGTTACTGCTACCCTAAACGATAGGGAGTATCGTAACGGACTAAGCAAGGGATGGTATATTTCCCGTATTCAGGATGCTTTACAGGAATTAGCTTTTGATTCTTTTTACCAAAAGATTACTCGTGATTTTGATTTTCCTTCTGATGATTTAAAAATTGAGATGCCGGCAAACGCATTTAACCTTCGTGAAATCTACGGATGGAATGGAAGCTGCTGCTCTCCTCAAACGTCTGCTATTATTTACCCTAAGCGATTATTCAATAACAAGGGTGGTGACGGAAGAGGATATACCGCAAGAGTTAAAAAAACAGGAGAGTCTATTGGCAATGATCCATTTCAGCCTAACTATACAAATGATGGTAATTTCACTAATTACCCTGACGTAAAATTCTACTATAATATTCAGAATGGCGTAATCATGTTTAGCTCATCATGTGCGGGCTTCCAAAAGATACGATTAGTATATAATGGTATTGGTGTTGAAGATATCGGTGACTATCCATCTGTGCCTCGTTTTTTCGAGAGAGCTATCAATGATTATATTGCTGAAAGATATTATGCCGTTAAGCAAGGCGAAGACCCTCGTATGTGGGTTACAATGCACGATAGAGCATTGGCACAGCTTAATGATTACCGTGATGGGAACTGGCATAAATCTATTCGAAGAGTTAAGTTCATGGATACCGCTGAAAAGGAAGGGTACGAAGAATATTTCTCTAACCCACTTCATAAATAATTATGCCTAAACAACAACATTGGACATACGATATCCGCACCTTAAATAATGGCGCTAATCGTGATTTAGAGGATGAGTTAGTATTCCTTGAAGATGGATCTTATATTGATGCTTGTAATTTTCGTGTTGTTTCAATG